TAACGTAGCCTTGACTGGCGCAACTAACTGTGGCGTTACTATTGGCAGTGCGGCTACAGCTAACTTGTATATGGCTACTGTTAACACTGGCGCTACAGCGGTTCAAACTTCTCCAGCTACCATCGCGGCGGCTACTTCAGCAGCTAACGACAACATCGGCACAACTGATGCAATCATCTTTGGTACTTTTACCGCAGCTACTGCTGATGCTACTGCTGGTACGATTACTGTTACGGTTGAATACATTGTTCGTGACTCTAACGGCAACGCTAACCCTACTGCTACTCAACAATAATAGGGAGGCATCATGGCGATGCAAACAGACGTAAAGGCAGCGCATATTGAAGCGACAGGCACTATGGTGTCTGGTCGCACTCGTCTTAAAGGTTATCATTGTATTTCTGGTGGTACTGCTGGCGATGTTATATTTAGAGACGGAGGCGCTTCAGGTGTTATTCGACTTCAATTTAATATTGGCGCTGGCACACAGCCTATTACTTTAGTTATTCCGGGTGAAGGCATCTTGTTTGACACAAGTGTGCATGTAACGTTACCCGGCACGGCACCTAATGTAGCTAAAGTAACGGTGTTCTATGGCTAAGTCTCCGGCATGGCAACGCAAAGAGGGAAAGAATCCCAGTGGTGGACTAAACGCCAAAGGGAGAGCCTCTGCAAAAGCGCAAGGTATGAACTTGAAAGCTCCCCAGCCGGAAGGCGGCTCAAGGAAAGAGTCATTTTGCGCCCGTATGTCAGGGATGAAAAAGAAGCTCACCTCTGCAAAGACGGCAAATGATCCGAATAGTCGGATTAACAAATCTTTAAGAGCTTGGAAATGTTAGCTATGGCAACCCCTGAGATAGAAACAGCGCGAGAGCTTGCTACTCATGCAAATGACATTAATCATTTGCAGAAGGACATGGATAAGCTTGTCGAAGATATGGAAGAGATTAAGAAAGCTATCCAAAGTATTCAGACTACTTTGTCTGAGGCTAAAGGTGGCTGGCGTCTATTGGCTGCTGCCGCAGGTGCGGGTGGTGTGATAACCATAATTGCCGATGGCATAATCAAACTTTGGAGTAAATAATGGCGACTAAAAAAGTCAAAAAATTTGGTCGCGGCGGCGACATTCTTACCGGTCTTGGCGCTGGCCTTTTGGGCTTCGCTGCCTATAAAGCCCTTAATAAAGATAAGGACGACGACTATACCCGCAAGGTAAAAGAGCACGGCCTTAAAGGCCGGTTCCCCGAAGATCAGACGCACGAAAAAGCTGACGCTAAAAAAGACAATAAAAAATCCGAGACCCCAATCCAAGATACGGATGAGCGTATTGTTCGCGCGAATAAAACATCAAAGGGTCAGCCTGAAATGGGCGATGCGACAAACGACAATATTAAGAAAACCGAAAAGTACGACCCTAACTACGGGCAAAACCGCAATCCAGTGGTTAAAAAGGCTGTAAAGAAGTCTGACAAGTCTGGCAAGTCTGACAAGTCTGACAAGTCTGACAAGAATAGCGCCGTAGATAAGTCTGTAAATAGAAGTTTTTCTCCATTTGTTTCTGGTTTTACGCCAAAAATTGACACGTCAAAAACTGAATCCGTTTCTAAGCCTTATCCTGTTAACTCAAAGCCAAACGAGGATCGTCCATCCAAGACTACCCCGATGACGGTCAGAGAAGCAGCAGATAAGCCAGCAAATACTACTGTGCCTAAAAGTTTTGACCTAAAGGGTACCAACAAGACTGTATACGGCACTGACACGACCAGCGTGTTTCAGAAACGTGCGGCGGAACAACGTGCGGATCAAGAAGCTAAAGCTAAGAAAGCCGCTAAAGACAAAGCAGATGCTGAAGAGTTCCGTAACCGTCCTCTACAGCCTATGAAAAAAGGCGGTGCGGTTAAGAAGATGGCTTCTGGTGGTATGGCTAGATCGTCTGCTTCTAAACGTGCTGATGGATGCGCAATTCGTGGAAAGACGAGGGCTTAATCATGGCTGATAAAGACAAAGACTATGAGCGGTACATGTCTAAAGAATTTAAGAAGCGTAATGCGGTATACGATCCTGAGAGTTCGTACCTCAAAGCGCGTAAAAAATCAGAAGAGAAATATTTAGACTCTTCCAAAGATAGTGCACAACGTGTACGAAGATTGCAGGTAATAGCTGACGAAACTGACCCAAATGTGCCTACGGAAAAGGCGAAGTATAGGCGGGGTCACGTACCAACAAATGAAGCTCTTTACGGCATGAGAAAAGGCGGCAAGGTTAAGAAGATGGCTACTGGCGGGGAGGCTGATGAGAAGTCGCTACCCAGACGTATGTACGAAAAAGTAATGGGCACTCCAGAGCAAAACGAGGCAGCTCAGAAGCGTATGGACGAGCGTGATAAAAAGAATCCTGACACTATCCCTGCCAAGATAAATAGGGCGGCTAAAGCCATTACAGGCAAGAAAAAAGGTGGCTACGTAAGCGCGGCTGATGGTTGTGCGCAGCGTGGTAAGACAAAAGGACGGATGGTTTAATGCCAAGCGTCTCAGCTAAACAACACCGTCTCATGGCTGCGGTGGCATCAAATCCAGCCGTGGCTAAGAAGACTAAGATTCCACAATCTGTGGGAAAAGAGTTTATGGAAGCTGACAAAGGCAAGAAATTTAAAGGAGGCGGTGAAATGAAAGAATCAAAAGAGATGGTCAAGAAGGAAATTGGCTTCATGAAGAAAAAGGGCGCACCTAAGTCAATGGTCAAGCATGAGATGGCTGAAGCTGGCATGAAAAAAGGCGGTATGCCTATGGTCATGAAAGACGGTAAAAAGATTCCAGCGTTCGCTGCTAAAAAAGGTGGTATGCCTATGAAGAAGATGGCTTCGGGCGGTCTGGCTGCTGGTCATAAAGCGGCTGACGGTGTTGCTATGAAAGGCAAAACCAAAGCTAAGCAAGTGACGATGAAAAAGGGCGGGTACTGCTAATGATGGCCTCGCGTGGTATGGGCGCGATTAACCCTTCCAAGATGCCCGGTGCAAAGAAGAAAAAGCGCCGGGATGACACCGACTTTACTCAATATAAAGAAGGCGGGAAGGTTAATGCTGCTGGTAATTACACAAAGCCCGGTCTGCGTAAGAAGATCGTAAGCCAAGTAAAAGCCGCAGCAACTCATGGTACAGGCGCTGGTCAGTGGTCAGCTCGTAAAGCGCAGTTGGTAGCTAAGAAATACAAAGCTGCTGGCGGCGGGTACAAGGACTAGTATGAAAGCGCCGCAGCAATCGCTAAAAAACTGGGGTGACCAGAAATGGCGAACCAAAAGCGGAAAGCCATCGTCAAAGACCGGGGAGCGTTACCTCCCGGAAAAGGCAATCAAGGCACTAAGCCCAGCCGAGTATGCCGCCACGACGAAAGCCAAGCGCGCGGGTAAGAAAGCAGGGAAGCAGTTCGTAGCGCAGCCCAAGGGTATTGCAAAGAAAACAGCGGGGTTTAGATAATGGCAGTTACAACCTCAGTATCAACGTTTAATCCGTCTCTCAATGAAATATTTGAAGAGGCGTTTGAGCGTTGTGGGCAAGAGTTGCGTAGCGGTTACGATTTCCGTACAGCACGACGTAGCCTGAATTTCTTGTTAGGTGAGTGGGCTAACCGTGGCATTAACTTGTGGACTATTGAGCAAGGCTCGATTAACTTGGCGCAAGGGGTGACGACTTATGATTTACCTGTGGATACCGTTGATCTTTTGGAACATGTTATTCGCACTGATTCCGGACAAGGTCCTAACCAGACTGATCTGAATATCACCCGTATTTCGGTCTCGACCTACTCAACCATCCCGAACAAGTTGGCGCAGGGTCGCCCGATTCAGGTGTGGGTTAACCGCCAATCTGGTCAAACTACCGACTTAGTTGGAGCAACTCCAGCTTATCCGCAGATTAACGTATGGCCCGCGCCAGATCAGGGCACGACACAAGACCCGTACTACGTGTTTTACTACTGGCGCATGAAGCGTATTTATGACGCGGGTAATGGTGTAAATGTCCCAGACATCCCATTTCGGTTTCAGAATTGTTTGGTAGCTGGCTTGTCGTACATGTTATCAATTAAACTACCTAATGCTGATCCAATTAGGACTCAGGCGTTGAAGGTTATGTATGACGAGGCTTGGGATTTAGCAGCAGGTGAAGATCGTGAGAAGGCGGCTGATCGTCTTGTTCCACGGGAAATGTTTTTCTAATGGGTAACAGATTTTCTAGTGCGAAGAACTCGATTGCGGAATGTGACCGCTGTGGGTTTCGTTATAAGCTAAAAGAGCTAAAAAAGCTGACAATTAAGACTAAGCAGGTCAGTATTAAAGTTTGCCCTACCTGTTGGGAACCTGATCAGCCGCAGTTACAATTAGGTATGTATCCGGTCGACGACCCACAAGCAGTACGGGAACCACGTCCAGATACAAGTTATTACCAGTCTGGTTATACAGGTTTGCAGTTAACTACTAATACTGATTTTGGTGATCCGGGTGGCGGTAGCCGGGTGTTTCAGTGGGGTTGGGGGCCTGTAGGTGGGGCTAGTGCAAACGATGTAGGGTTAACGCCCAACTACCTAACATCGGTTGGTGTGGTGGGTACAGTAACGATCACTTAGGAGTTGATATGGACAAGAAGCAAGTCAAGGCGATAGCCGATAAAGAAATTAAAGGTCACGAGAAACGTATGCACGGTGCCAAGAAGATGGCTAAAGGCGGCGTGACTACCGATCAGATGAAGAGCATGGGTCGCAATCTGGCGCGTGTAGCTAATCAAAAAACGGGCTAATTATGGCTAAATACTCAAATAAGCAGGGCGGCAAAGAAGTAGGCCAAGCTGCTACTTACGCGGAGCCACACACTATGGACGGCAAAAAGATTAAAGGCGACCTACCTTACGAGGCAGGTGCGAAGGTGATGACTGAGATGAATCCTTCTGTTGCCGGTATTTCCAAGGGTAACTACAAGCCAACCAAAACTGATGGCATCACCATGCGCGGTGCAGGTGCTGCTACTAAAGGCATTAAGTGCCGTGGACCTATGGCCTAATTATGACGTACAACGAACTGTTCATTGCTGTTAAAGACTACCTGCAAAACGACTTCCCCACAAATACGTGGACGAAC